GTAACGGTCCTGCAAAAGCCGAATGTGCTCTGCCACATCGCTCGGACCAAGGTCAGCCCGCTTGTATGACTCCACAACGTAAACACAAGGGTCGTGAGGGTGGTAGGCGAGTATTACGAAGGCCGTCGGGTCCACTACGCCAAAATCCATCGCCAAAACGTAGTTGTACGCATCTGGAGTGTCTGGCAGAGCGTCTATTAGGTTTCGCTCCTTCTCAAACTTGTAAACAAGCGCGGAGTCGTCCTTGCACCACTCCCCAAGGTACTCACGCCGATAGGTAGGGTGGTCAACGCCCCATCCGTTGCGGTGACGCAGGTCTTCCAGCCACTCTGTGGGCTCTAGGAAGTAGGGGTTGTCCTCGACGGTCCATTTGTGGACTGAGAACTTCTCAAAACCGGGAGCTTGGGTGCTGGCGTCGTAAAAGTAGCCCGCCGCCGTCCTTCCGGGGGTCCCCATCAGCCAAAGGTCACCACGGTGATCTCCGAGGGCTGGCTCGATGACTTCGTTGACCATCCGCTCAATAAAAGCTCGGTAAGACGCGGCCTCATCAATGACCACGCGCTTGTAAGCCGCACCGCGCATCTTGTCCATGTCTTCTTCGCGGTCGGCCCCCAATATCCACAACTCTGCGCCATTTACATGGTAGGCAATGAGTTCGACCTTGTTGAACTGGATTTGCAGGCCGTGTTGCTTGGCCAGTCGGCGCAACGGGTTCCAGGCCAGCCTCTTCGCGCTTTCGCGGGTTACACCGACGTAGGCGTGGATGGTGTTGGGATTAGCGCACATCCCTTGGAGTAATCCGCGATAAGCGAGGTTGGTCTTGCCCGCTCGCCGTCCGCAGATAGCGACTTTGAAGCGGGCCTTGTCTTCCCAGAAGGCCGTTTGGGCTGGATGGAGGCCCTGAATGAAGGCTGGGCACTTCTCGTTGGCGCGTCGAGCTTGTTCGACGAGGATCTTCCTCGCCATTTCGACGGTCATCCCAAGCTCGTTCTTTACGCCCTGGCTTGTATTAGACACAAATCCCCTTCGCACGCCGCATCAATACACTCGTACTCCTCGATGGGGTCATAGAACATGACCTCGAACACCTCTCTACAGGTGGGACAGAAGTAGGTCAGATAGTTGCTATCTGCGTCCTCACCCAACACGCTTTTTATGTCGGAGAGGAAACGCTTCATCTACGCCGTCGCCTGCTCCTTGCGGGGGCGTCCTCGTTTTTTGACCTCTGACTCCCACGGAGCTTTGACATGACGCTTTGGGAGGATGGCGCAGAGGTGGATCACCGGCAGGATAAGCGTGTGATAGGAGTTGATTGTAGTCTCGTGACGACGCCTCATGTGAAGAAGATCGTCGGCCAGCCACATCACATAGTCCTTGGTGGTGAACCGTCGCTGGTCCCAACCCGGCACGCGGGGAATGATGTTCAGGTGTACCTCTTCAAGTTCCATGCTTTTCTCCAATCGGCTCATAGTAGGCATGTCCAGGGCTGAACTTTAGCTTTTGCCCCGGTGTGAAACGCTTCCACTGCCCGGTTTGGTGACTGCACACCTCTATATGACCAAGCACCTTCTCGGCGTGGCGCAATAACTGCTTGGCCACACCCTTCTTCCGGTACTTGTTCTTCACATAGACGTAGTGCAGGCATCCCTTTTCTACACATATCCAGCCCAACACCGCGTCGGGCACCTCTTCCAGACAAGCCGCTAATGTGAGGCTCCTCTTTAGAAGGCCATCGACCACCTTTCGGTGGCCAGAATAGAACCTGTCTCCCCTGACTCCACGGTATACCCAGGTTCGGCCTTGGCCAAAGCTCCTGAGCCATGAGTCCATGACGAAGGCGTGATCCCCATGGGTAGTCGGCCTTATGAGCACCGACGTTTGGGATTGAGGGGCAGATATGGGTGTATCTTGCCCCACCTGCTGCGGGGCAGCCTCCACTAACGGCCCCCGGTTCCGCGATTTCGGAGCCCTCGCCGCCGTAGCTCACCGAAACTGCCACCCTCAAGGGAGTCGGCCAAACTCCTGCCAGCACGCTCGGCCTGGTCCATGGCCCTGCGGCGAACACGCTGGTAGCGCGGTCGCGACTCGGCCTCCTCTAAGGAAAATTCCATGTCGGGGCCTGCCTCGGCCTCCTCCAGGGTGAATGGGGCCATGTCGTCGCGCCCAAATGCTCGGTCAACGCTCTCGGTGGCCTCCCTGGCCACACGCTGGGCTCGGGGGCTCATACCGCGCTCCCGGCGGCGCTCCATCACGGCCTCCAGGGCTCGAACCAGCCCACGGGACAGGTCACCCCGCTTGGGCGTGCCCCTGTCGCCGCCGCGTTGAACGGTAGTAACTTCCATTTCGACCACGCGAGGTCCGCGCCGTTTTCTTTTGGCCATGATTATCTCCCCCGCCTGGACCGGCGCAGTTCCTCGTCAGTAACCTGAGCACCGGAACGGTTCATTAGCCTTTCCTCGGCAGTAACCAGAGCACCGGAACGTCGCCTTAGCCTATCCAGGCGGCGCTCTCGGTCTGTGCTCTGTCGCCCGTAGGCATCGCCCCCCGCCTGTCGGCGCCGAAGGTTCCTGTCGATCGCTCGTTGATGTTCCTCGGCTGAAGCCTGGGACTGACCTCGATCTCGAATCACGGGACCGAAGTCTTCCTCGTGACCGACCATTCCCTCCTCAAAGGGAGGGGGACGCCGCCGCCTCGTCCGTTGGATGCGGTCAATCTGCTCCCTGTCAGTTCGTTGAGCCCCGCTAGCCTGGTGACCAACCCGCCGCCTCTCCCGGCGCTGCTCAAGGTCGGTTCGCTGGCCCCCGGTCCTTCGACGCTTCTCTGCGTCAGCGGCGGGCTCAAGCGACCTGAGAAGATCTCGGTGCGCTGCGGGGTCAAGCTCCCGCACTCGGCTCATGGAGGAGGCGCGGTTACGCATTCTACGCCGCTCTCGGTCGGTTGATGGTGCCTTAGGGTCTGCCATTGCTCTCCTCCACGACTTCAGCCTCTACTATCTCAGTCTTAGCCGCAAGGCTCTTGCTGCTCTCTTTTTGCAAAATGAGGGCGGCCTCTTTGGCTTTTTCCATCAGGTCAGCATCGCTCATGGCGTCAATCTGCTCTGCTGGGCCGACACTATAGACCTGACCGCGCTGGGTGCCACGGTTCCTGTCCAGTATCTGGGCAGCAGCCTTCACCTTGGCGTGCGGGTCGTTCCCCTCCCCCACTTCCATCAACCACTCCACTGCACGGGGAGCAAGTTGCTCCATGCGGGCTCGGGCGGTTTCGATGGCTCCGATCCTCAGAGATTGCAACGCAGCACGAAGACAAGCCTGGTTTTCAGGTCTTTCTAATATCCGGCGAGCCTGCCGCGTCGTCATCCCGACCTCAGCAGCCGCTGCGGTAACGGTTTCTCCCTGTATGAGCAGACGAATGAGCTGGGCGCCCACCGTACTCATACGCGCTTCCTTGGGCGTAAGCGTCTTCAGCGTACTAACGGCCATTCCGCCGTCGCCCGCCGCGAAGAGAATCGTTCAGCCCACGCTGCTGGATGCCAGGGTACTTCTTTTTCACAGCAGCCCGGACCCGTGCCTGCTCTGACGGTGAACCGTGAGCGGCCACCATGCTGAGTGCAGCGCGAGCGTGTGAGCGGTCGTTGATCGGATAACTCCGCGTCTTCGGAAACACAAATGAACTAGAGCGCAAATCACCGCGCTCCTCTGCCGTTAGTCTTGCCATGCTGTTTCTCTCTCCTCTCCATGTTGGAGGAGGTGGCGGTCGGCGGCCAACCACGCGCTCCTCTTCCATGTTTATCTCAACAGTAGGGGGCTCTCGGCCTGGCGGCTGGCGCCCCATATCCTGGGCAGCCCGACGAAGCGCCCGCCACATCTCATCGTTATCCCATCCAGTATCAGACATGCACCGCTACCTCAATGCCTCCAGTAAGCGCCTGTCGTCAAGTCCCGCCCCACCACGGTCGGGCTGCCTGTCATGCAAATCCTCTGACGCCCGAAGCGCCTTATCAGCCGTAGCGAAACTCGGATAGTTCCTGAGCCCCATCCTCTCGGCCACCCGCACAGCCTGACGGCCAGTCAACTGCTTACCACCCACCATAGAGGGAATGACGTAATGACGCCCCTCTATCTCAGCCGTCATGGTGCGGACGTTGCTCCGCGAACCATCCGGGTTCTCTACCAGAGGGTGCCGAGTCGGAAACGGGCGAGGAGGCTTGGGCACACACCAAATCTACACGGCATCCCAAATCCAGGCAACCCTGCCGCCCCCTCCTGCCAATACAAGGCGCCAGTCAACAGGTAGAAATTCCAATTGTTGCCTGTTGATATTTTCTGGGCCGGGATCGTTCAGCAATCTGGGGCAACCCTTCCTATTCTGCTGATTCTGCTGATTCTGCTGCACCACTCATCAGCAGATATGGACAGCACCAGAAAACCAAACCTGACTAGATCTAGTGTGACGTGTGTAGGTTGGTGTAGGTGCAAGGGGAAGGTGGTTTCGCGTAAGGGAGGTGGGTAACGCCCTACCCCCCCTCCAACTGCAAAGGGGGTCCGATCTGGCAAGGCCCCCCGTGACGAGATCCGTCATTTGATGACCCGACCCGTCACCGATAGGGGTATAGGCCACCCACCGATACGCCTATAGGCCGTCTCAGCCCCCCGAATCGACCCCCGTCGAGCCCGGC